GACAGAAATGCGGTTGGAATTCGCCGCTTGTTTGACCGTTGGGTTAAATCCCGCGAGCGTTCTATGAAACGGAGAATGAAAAAGCTTTTAAGATAAGAGGGTGCAGAATGTGCAGTATTTACCCTTGCCGCTTGAAAATTGGGTTGACGTAAAAGACTTTAATGCCGATTGCTTTGTTAACTATCCCGTCTTGCATCGTCGCAAATCGCCCAAACGTAAAACGGAAAAATTCGATGTACTTGATTGTTGTTGTGCTTTTGATATTGAAAGCTATAACCGCGACGATTTACGGCAAAGTATCATGTATATATGGCAATTCCAAATTGACTATGATGTAACCGTATTCGGGCGCACATGGGAAGAATTTTTTATCATGCTCCGCGCTATCGTTGACCATCTGCCGCAGAAAACAACTTTAATTATTTTTGTTCATAACCTTTCTTATGAATTCCAATTCATGAAAGCTTTCTATGATTTTGACATAACCGAAGTATTCGCTACAGACCGACGCAAAGTGCTTTATTGCACAATGTTTGAAAAGCGCATAGAATTTCGTTGCAGTTATCGTCTTTCTAATATGTCATTGAAAGATTTCACAAGAAAGTTTCACGTGAAACATTCTAAACTTTCGGATTTTGATTATGACGTTCCGCGCTATTGGTTTTCGGATTTGTCAATTGAAGAAATGCGGTATTGCCAAAATGACGTTTTGGGGCTTGTCGAAGCGGTGCGCGCGTTGCTTGTCAGTGAAGATGAAACATTGCTTTCCGTACCGCTTACATCAACAGGTTTCATACGAAAGCAGTTGAAAAAGATTGTGTTTGAAAACTTAGGATACAATTATGCACAACCCTTTTTCCCGTCTCCCGAACTGTATAAAATCATGCGGCGGGCGTTCCGTGGTGGCGATACCCATTGTAACCGTTTCTATGTGGATGACATATTATATGGCTTATCGTCGGTTGATAGATCGTCAAGTTATCCCGACGTTTTGTGCAATGGTGAATTTCCAATTGAACCGCTGAAAAAGGTTGAAATGCAAATTGACCGTGAGTATTTAGAAAAGCTTATCAAGGTTCGTAACCGCGCTATTTTAATGGAATGTACATTAACCGAGGTGAAGCTGAAAAACCCGTTTTGGGGTTCTCCGTATATCAGTAAAGACAAAAGCTATAATATCATCGGCGGCAAAGTGTACAACGGGCGCATCCTCTCGGCAAAGTCGCTTACTTGTTGTTTAACAGAGATTGACTATTTGATAATTGCAGATACCTATAACTTTGAAATTGAAATAAAACAATGGTACAAAGCAAGCAAAGGAAAGTTGCCGCGGTGTATAGTCGATTTTATTATTGAGCAATACAAGCATAAAACCGAATTAAAGGGGCTTGTGGGAGAATTTAACGAAACGCTCTATATGAAAAGTAAGAACCGATTAAATGGTATTTACGGCTTGTTTGCAACCGCGCCGATAAAAGAAGCTATAGAATACCTTGCAGAAGATAGGGATTTTCACTATGATATGCACACGTCAGAAGCGGAACTATATGAAAAATGTAAAAAGTCGTATTGGTTGCCCTATCAATTCGGGGTGTGGACAACAGCGCTTGCAAGAATGGAGTTATACCGAGGAATTTGCATAGCATCTTCCCACCAGGGCGATTTAGCGAATTTTTCTGACTATGTGTATTCCGATACCGACAGCGTTAAATACATTGGGGATGTTGATTTCAGCGAATACAACGCAGAGAAAATCAGAAACAGCACGGCAAGCGGTGCTTATGCGGTTGACGCGAAAGGCAAGACGCATTACATGGGCGTTTATGAAGTCGAAGCAGATCATACATTGGAAGAATTTAAAAGTTGCGGCTCGAAGAAATACGCATACCGCGAAAACGGAAAACTTCATGTGACAATCGCGGGTGTAGATAAAAAGAAAGGCGCGGCAGAATTGGAAAAGCGCGGCGGGCTTGAAGTGTTGCAAGACGATTTCGTTTTCTATGAAGCGGGCGGCTTGTCTGCAAGGTACAACGACTTTCCCGAAGTCGGGGGAATAAACGTCAACGGGTATTATGTGCCGATAACATCGAACTTATACCTATATCAAAGCGAATACACCGTTGGCACGATTCAAGCATACAAAGATATCATAACAATGAGTAAATTAGAACTTGACAGGATAGAAAAGATTTTGTATAATGATGGTGTTCTCAAGTGAGAACGAAACAATTTTACTTTTGGAAAGGAACAAAAGAAATGAAAGTTATTAAATCAAACGTGGAAAACATCGAGAATGAAGTTGTTCTTCTGTACAAACTCACAAAGGGCAAGAAAAACAAGACGGCGAGCAAGCTTACCGACGAAGAACTTGCACAGGATTACCCCGTTGACGTTTGGCTTGAATATGAAGATGTCAACGAAAAAGAAGATAAGCCGATTACACTTCTGTCAATTATGAGTGGCGACACGGTTATTGTTGCACAGAGCGCAACACTTCAGCGAGATTTCTTCGAGATTCTTGATATTGTAGGAGATCGCAATTTTACAATCCGCTTCACCGACGGCAAAAGCAATGCGGGGCGGCGTTTTATGTCTTGCGAGCTTGTAGGCATTGACTAAACCACAATTGAACATACACCCGCTTAACACGCGGGTGTTTTCTTTTACAGGAGATAATTAAATGAATGTTTATTTACCAAACGGCTATGCCGACATGGGGAAAATAATGTCGTTACCTTATCCGCTTATATTTGTGATTGGCGGGCGCGGCACGGGCAAGACATACGGCGCGTGCAAAGAACTTCTTGCACTACCCGAAAATGAAAAATTTTTCTTTCTACGAAGAACACAGGATGAAGCGGATGCTATCAGCTATTATGACTTTTCACCGTTTCAACCTGTGATAGAAGATAACCCCGAAGAATATAAACCGATTGTCGTTGAAAAAGTGCCGCACGTTAAAAATATAAGCGGGGTATGGCACGGCAAATTAAACGATGACGGGGTGATGGTCGCAGACGGTGACGCGCTCGGCTATATCGGGGCGTTGTCAACGATTCATAAAATACGCGGCTTCAATATGCAATCTGTTACAATCGGCGTTTATGATGAATTTATACCCGAAAAGCACGTTTCAGCATTCCGAGGCGGCGCAAGCGGCGAGGGTCAAGCGTTGTTAAACTGTATTGAAACTATCGGAAGAAACCGAGAATTGAAAGGTAAGAAACCGTTTAAGATGGTGTGCCTGTCGAACGCAAACACCATCGCAAGCCCTGTTTTTCAATCGCTCGGAATAATCGACAGTGTAAACAAAATGGCGCTGAAAGGGAAACAGGAGTGCATATTGCCCGAACGCGGTATTGCTGTTTTCATCTTCCGTGATTCTCCGATATCAGAAGCGAAGAAGAACACAAGCCTATACAAAGCGAGCGCTGACGGGGATTTTGCAACGATGGCATTAAAAAACGACTTTGACGCATCAACTTATATGTTTATCGGGGCGAAACCTATTGAAGAATATCGGATATTGGCGCAAGTCGGGGACGATGTCTATATTTACAAGCACAAAAGCAACAACGACTATTATGTGACGCGGCACAGGAGCGGCACACCGAAGCGCGTATATAATGATGATGAAATGAGCAAGCGCAGGTTTAAAAGAACGGAAACAAACTTTCTTGACGCGTGGCTTCACGGCAACATTTCTTTTTCTGATTATTATTGCAAATATATCTTGACAAATATTCTATAAATATATTACCATAATATCGGCGGCAAGGTGTGCAAAGTCAACCGCTCGGAAGGCGGGCACATGGGGCAAAGACACCCCGTAAACCTTGCCGCACGATTATAATTAAGGGGTGAAAGCGAATGCGGGTTATATTTGTCTATACTGACAGCAATGCGCCGTCTTGTGTAACCGCTTCGGGTATTGTGAAGATTGAAGAAGCAACCGTTAACAATGCCGCGGTTATAAAGGTTACAAACTCGGCCGGCAACGTGACAACATTTAATAAGTCACAGGGGCAACTTGCGCTGTTATGGGAGTAGGAAATGAATGACACAACCACTTTCGCTTTTTCTATTGTTCAATTGGAAGCATTAACACCGCAGATTAAGACAGGCGCGGTTATTCTATTATTTATCCTCTTTGATATCATAACAGGGCTGATTAAGTCACTCGCGGGGCATTCCTACGAATCAAGTATTATGCGGCAAGGGCTTTTCCACAAACTCGGGGAAATTGTCTGTTTTATTTTCGGGGTTGTTTGTGATATCTTTCTACCCTATTTGGGCGTTTCATTACCCGTGTCAATTGCACAAAGTATATGTGTCTACATCGTTATCATGGAAATAGGTAGCGTTATTGAAAACATAGGCGCAATAAACCCCGATTTGGCAAAATATTTGCATAAGATTTTCGCAAAGTTTGAAGAACCGAAAGACGTGGAAGTTATCGCCGAAACAGAGGAAAAGAAAAACGATGAATTTCCCAACACTTGAAATAGGCGACAACGGACTTTTCGTCTATATCATGCAAGCGGCGTTAAAGTTTCGCGGCTACAGC